CATTTAAAGTTATACCATACTTTTGCTGGACATGTCGCACATGTTCCAAAGGATCTAACTTAACTGATACTCGCAAATCATTATTCCAACGTGTATCTTTATCCAACACTTTTGCAAACAGTTCATCATTAAATTCACTAATGGGAATCCTTTTACGCTGTTTGCCATCTTTTACTCGTACGACTATACCTGTCAAATCTTGCTGTAACAAGTTGTTATAAGCTTCGAATATTGGCAATCCACTCATCCACTTCATATTTGACAAATACAAAGCGTGCTTGTAGACTTTCAACATCTCAGGCTTATAATTGACTGCATTCCTAGACCAACTTGTTAAACTATAAAATCTACCTAATTGACGGGTGATTTTATAGCTAAGCTGTGTATAGCAATAGTAGGTTTCTGTAGAACAGAAGTCAATATCTTCAATTGAACCAAACTTAAGATACTTAGCAACAAAACCCAAACCATAGTAAGGGTCGATTTGCTTCGTGTGATCTTTAGCTAAAGAAATCATGAATTTATTAGTGGCGAAATACTTATAATAAGCTTTCTCTACTGTAGATTGGTCAACCCCATTGGGCAAAAACACAACTACATCATCGCCTTTTGCTAATAATCCGAATTCATATCGATTTCTAAGTTCAAATTCCAATACAAATCTATTCAAGCAAGCCATAGTTATGGTATTCATTAATGTCGTGTCACAACTTCCAGAAAAAGTCGTGCCTTTAACCTTCACAAATCCCATTCGTACAACTTCCTTGCCTTTGACTAAAACTTCTATTCTTCTTTCATCTACTAAACTATAATACTCCCACTGTTGCTTGGTCACATGTTGTATCCTATCAGTTACAAAACGGTAAATACGATGATCAATTATTTCCTTGATTTCTTGTGACCTAGTTCTGTCAAACCCTGAACCATCCAATTGCAACGTCGTTGTCAACCCCAGTGTATCCATATCATTGTAGAAACTCTCTGTTTCGGTCCAGTTCTTGCCCCCGCAATATCCTTTAAAATGTTCTGCAAACAATTTTTCCAAGGCGTGGCAAACTGGTCCTAAAACGTATTTATGGTAAGCATTAGGGCTACA